GAGAAGACGGATATGATATATATGAAAGCTTAGACTGGGTAGAAGATTTACCTAAATATCATAGATACAGAACTGGTGAAAATAAAGGTCAACCTATATATGAATCTAGAGACTATGTTAAAAAGATTTTAATGGGCGATGACGAAAAGAAGTATGTTGAATTTTCGCCTGATGGATCTAAAGTAGATACAGTTTCTTTTGAAGATAGATACCAAAGAGCTTATAATGCTAGATATGGAGGGGTAAGTCCTTTTCAACAAGATGACGAAGACTTTGACTCTATGACTAGAAGAGAACGTAGAAGAGCTAGAAGAGAGCAAAGAAGAGAACAAAGAAATCAAGAAGAATCATCAACACAAACACCAATAACAGTAGATCCTACATCAGGAATAACTGAAGAAACAAAGCCAACAACTAGAGAAGCAGTTACAGCGGCTAGCGAAGTTGAGCCTAAAGAATTTGATATGTATCAGGCTGAAGGCATACAGTCTGCAGATGATTGGCAACAAAAGAAAGGAAATGTTTTAGGTTTATTAAAAACAGGTGTAGAAAGATATTATACAGATCTTTACGAAGGTCCAGAGACAGTTGAAAGAGCTAAGGAAATATATGGTGAAAATTATGAAGAAGCTCTAGAAAACAAAAAGAACCAAATGCAGCAAGTCAGAATTAATGTTAAAGAAATGAGTCAAGATGATCTAGACACGTTCACTAGCATTTTACAAGAATATGGCGGTAGTTTAGAAGATTTTAGAAATTTAGCAAGAGAAGGTTCAATAGAGGATGCTCAAAATTATTTAGGTAGTATACTAGAAGGTTTGAAGCAAGACAAAAATAATTTAAGCGAAAGAGAGTATAAAATGAAAGTGCGGGCTTTAAATAAAGCTCTAAGCCAAGGAAGTATGTATAGAGGTTATGGCGTTGACAATGAAGAAGGAATAATAAATTTAGATTCTCAGCAAGCAGCTACCATGCTGTACAATTTGTCTAGTATATTAGCAAATGAATATGCTCATGCTACTGGAGCTGTTGACTCTATTGTAGATGCTAAACGTGATCTTAGAGATGCTGTAAGTAGAGGTGAAACGCTAACGAAAGAAGAATTTACTAAAGCATATCCAGTTGCCGAAGATCCGTATACTGGTATGTTAGGTAATCTAACTAAAGCAGAAGCCGCAAGAATATATGATAACTTAAAGCCTGGTGTTTTAGGAAGAGAAGATATAGCACAAGATGTTGGCCATCAAGTAGCTCATGAGATAGCTTCAGACATACAAACTCTTAGATATGACTTGTATGTAGCTGGCGTGTTTGATCCAGGTAGTGAAAAGTTTAACGCATCTCATTTAGAAAAAGCAAGAGAAATTTATAAAGGAGACAAATCAAAAATGAACAAGCTAAAACAGCTTGAGTCTATAATGGATGACGAAGGTCTTATAGATACTATGAACTTTATAGTTAAAGATGATACTGGTTCAGGTGATCTTATAGGAGGCGTAGGAAATCCTATGCAAGCATAATAATTTTAATTTAATATAATGGAATACAATTTACCTAGTGAAATTGTCAAAGATCTTAACTTTGGCGATGACGCTAAAAACAAAGTAGTTGCTGGTGTCAACAAACTAGCAAAAGCGGTTAAGTCAACCCTTGGCGCGTCTGGAAAATGTGTAATTTACGAAGATGGACGAGGAAAACCAGTTATCACAAAAGACGGTGTTACAGTTGCACAATCTGTAGTACTATTCGATCCTGTTGAAAATATTGGAGCAACACTCATTAAAGAAGCTGCGAACAATACTGTAAAGCAAGCCGGAGACGGTACTACTACAGCTACAGTATTAGCAGAAGCTTTGCTTACACATGTCTATAATTCTATGGACAAATCTACTATTAGAGAATTAAAGCAAGGTTTACAGTCTGGTTTAGATAAAGTATTAGATTATTTAGACTCAATAAAGATAGACGTTAACGATAACATGCTAAATCACGTAGCTAGTATATCTTGTAATAATGATGAAGAGCTAGGTAGTATTATAGCTGAAGCTTATACTGCTGTAGGTAAAGACGGTGTTGTATTGATGGAAACGTCAGATACTGAAGAAACAGTTGTAGAAACTGTAGATGGTATACAGTTTGACTGTGGATTAACATCACCGCACTTTATTACAAATACAGACAAGCAAAAAGCAGAGCTAGAAAATCCTTTAGTATTAGTCTGTATGTCTGAGATACCTAATGTACGTAAAATCCAAAACGTACTTGAGTACGTCATCAAGCAAAACCGATCTTTACTTATAGTGGCCCCCGTATCACAGCAAGTAAAGTCGGCGCTGCTGATGAATAAAGTAAAAGGTAACATTAAAGTTAATATAGTTGACACACCTGGCTTTGGACCTACTAGAAAAGACTCTGCTGAAGATTTAGCTATATTAACAGGTGCTACGCTATTTAACGAAGAATTAGGTGACGATCTTGATGCTATTACAGCTGATGACTTAGGCGAAGCTGATTATGCTGAAACAGATGACAAGAATACTGTTCTAACTATTGATGACATGCACGTTAAAGCAGAAGGTCGTATAGAAGACGTTATAAAGAAAATATCTGAAGAAAAAAATGGTTTTGTTAAAAAGAAGCTTGAAGATCGCTTAGCTATGCTCTCTGGTAGTGTAGGTATCATTAGAGTTGGTGC